TGGAATTTTACTCCAGCGGTATCATCATTAAATGATAGTGATGATACTATCATGGGATCTTATTATTTTACTCATACTTTTTATAATAAATTTCATGCTGATGAATTTTGTCCTGTTTTTGCTCCAGTCTTAAATAAGATTGGTGTGAAGGCATTGATAAGAGTCAAAGGAAATTTATATACGTCTACAGAAAAACTGATTCATCACAATAATCATTGTGATTTTCCTTTTGAACATCGCGGTGCTATTTTTTATCTGAATACTAATGATGGATTAACTGTTCTTGAAGATGGTACCGAAGTTCAATCCGTAGAGAATAGATTATTACTTTTTGACCCATCTAAATCTCATCATAGTACAACTTGTACGGATAGTAAGTGTAGAATAAATGTAAACTTCAATTTCTTTTAAAAATATGGAAAAACTGAATAAGAATGATATTGTATCTCCAGTCAATTATGATGTGAATGATTTTCCTTTTCTGACTTATGAGCAACTTTTAGTCCTAAGACTTGAAGTTGCAGAAAGACTCACAAAACAGATGAGTGAAGAGGAAAAGTTTGAATTTGTTAAGGAAAGTACTTACCACAGTCTACCATTACAACATATTGAGATTCAAGGATTATTGATTAGATGTGGTGCTGGTGATTTACTTGATCAAGTATTGAAAGAAATTCTTGGAGAAGATTACAAACAAACTGCAAAGAAGACTTCTGAGATCAGAAGAGAAAACGGTGATCCACCACTATAGTTCCACTTCTTAAACTGTCCACCAAATACCCTGCAGGAGTACCCTGTGGGGTATTGTAGTATCTGGAGGTACATAGACACTATGAGACTTACAGGAACAGAAAAACTATTATTCATCTCTTCCTTCCTTATCTTCCTACAATGGGGTGTAAGACTTACAGAGAGGGTTCTGATAGGGTTCTAAATACAGGGTCTATACCTGACAATATGGATGAAAAACCCCCTCTGGGGGTTTTTGTTACACCACTCTAATGATAAATAGAGTTGTCAGGTATAAGATACTATGAATAACTATTACACCTACATGTATTGTAGAGAGGATGGAACCCCCTACTATATTGGTAAAGGTAAGACAACCAGGATACATTCTGACAGACACACAGTAGGTCTCCCTCCTAAAGAAAGGAGAAAGTTTCTGAAAACCTGTCTAACAGAAGAAGAAAGTCTGAGACATGAAAAATACATGATAAGTGTATTGGGAAGAAAAGATATAGGAACAGGCCTGTTACACAATAGGACTGATGGGGGAGAAAGTGGTGGAAGGGGTTGTATCCCCTCTGAAGAAACCAGAAAGAAAATGAGGGAAAAGAAGTGCGGAGAAAATAACCCTAACTGGAAAGGGGGACACTCAAAAAACTACCTCAGAAGAACCTCTAAGAAACCACATAGGAAACCCTCTATCAAGGAACCCTCTGGACACTGGAGAGGAAAACATATTTCTGAACTAACTCCTGAGGAAAAGGAGGAAAGAAAGTGGGAGATATATGATAAGAGAATGAATACCCTTAGTAACCTATAATATATCCTTATCAACCTCAACAAACCTATTCTATACACATATAAGTCAGTTTGTCAAGTGTCCATGGTCCTACCATTCTCTGTGTGGGTATGATATAGTTCTATCAGTTACACACAAACTATGGTTCATTCATTGGAGGTGGTTAGACCTTCATCTGACACCTCAGAAACCCTCTGTAGGCAGTTGTTTCATTGGTTTATGATGGAATACCTACCTGATAGGAGTATTGACCTTACAGTAGTTCATATGGACTTAACTGATGAGGGTGTGGATGGATGGTGTATGAGGGAGAGTGATTATGAGTTTATTATTCAAATAGAGGAAACTCTTGAGGGTAATGAATACACCAGAACTCTTCTTCATGAGTATTATCATCTTATGCAACATGTTCTGAATATTTCCAGGTGTGAGACCTGTGCATATCTCAGCGAAAAGATAAACCTTGACAAGTTAAACAAACTCCAGTAGGATAGGCTTGTCCGGGTTGATAAGGAATTTAACTTTAAGTAATTATGAAGACCAAATTTGTTACAGTTCAACCTAAGTCCAGTAAAGCAAAGAACAGATTTTCAAACATGATGGATGGTCTTCATTCTTGTAAAGTCCAACAAGAAGATGATGGTCGAATGTTTCTTGAATCAATCACTGGAAGGTATTTCTTCTGGATGAATAAGTTCAATGACCCAAACTGGATCCTCATAAAGTAAAAACTCATTAAATAACCACAACTACCAAAAGTAGAATGAACTCTTCTGAAAAACATGACAAAAGAAAAGATGCACTGGGTCTTTTCGTTGAATCAGTTATCAAACCAGACTCACAACTTCGTAAATGTGCTCACAATCAAGGATGTTATAATGAACTGATGGAATGGAGACAAGATATTTTGGAATACTTATCAAGTAGAAGAAAAGAAGAGTTTGAACGTTAAATAGACATATCCAGGAAAGATTGTTCATGTTGTCAACACAGTACAGACTGAAACTTGAGTTTATTTGCAAATGTATTGCTAATGGTGAAGAAGTAAAATTGTCTGATATGATCTGGGCAAATAAACTTGCCAAGGCAAATACATCTGCAAATGAGATGTTAAAGATGGCAAGACGCCAACACTCTCAAAACATTGAAGAAGGTAGTATGGATGACTTCATGAACCGTATGGGACTAGGGGATCCTGATCCAGCAAACCACAAGACAGGATTTGATAGTGCTGATGATATTAAAGACTGGTTTAAGAGAGATGATATTTCTGACTGGAGGCAAAGAGATTAATGCCACATGAATTTGATCCATGCGAAGCACCTGTAGGGGGTAAAGTTGATAAGTGGGGATTTACAATTAAACCTACTATCACTGACACAGAATTAATACTCATGTGTTTAAGAAATGCTCCCTGTGGAGCAGACAAAAAACAGGCAGAAAGATTGGTTAAATACTATGAACAAAATCCTGATTAATTATGTCTAAAGAACAATGGCAAGAAGTTATTTTGTGTGTTAAGAAAGAACAGGACAAATCTCTTCAACACATGAACAAACCAAAGTATAATGAATTGAGTGAAATTTTAGTTCAACTACAAAAACTACAAAATACCTAATATGTCTAAAACTGCAGTCATTTATACAGATGGAAGTCAAGAATGTGAGAGAATGGGTTCTCTTCTCACCACACTTCCAGAAGTGTCTGAATTTTTACAGTACAGATTAGGTGAACATTTCACAGAGAAGTCATTCTTTGATGAATTTGGTGATGAAGCAACATTTCCACAAGTCGCAATTGGAAATGAACATATCGGGAGTATGAAAGAAACTCTCCAATTCCTATCAAGTGAAGGTTATTATGATTAGTACAGAAACTAAAGAAGTTGTTGTGCCCGAAGGTGCAGAATTGGTTGATGATGTATTCTATGTCTGGGAGACTAGGTATGGATTATATTCATCAATGACCAAACAAGGTCGAAAGATGATAACAGGAATGTATAAAGATAATGTTACACTAATGACACGTTGGCATCTCCAATGTGAACAAGATGGTACTTTAGATCAATATACAAGAGTCGTTGGTAGTGCCACCATGGGTGTCAAACTGTAACAGTTTACAGTTACTGATTAAAGTTGTATAATTATTACATTGAGGAAAAACTTGAATGAAACTACTTACACTTGAAGACTACCAAAAGGCAGGAGAAACTTTCTGGCCAAAATACTTTTATGTTGCCAAAGAACTTGGTGAAAGTTCTAAACCAGAAGACATCCTAAAAGTTATGGAAGCTGTTGGTGGTGTAGCACTCAAGTTGAGATTGGAAGAGGATAGGTCTGGTCCTTTTGGATTCAACAAAAAGAAAGAGGATAGGGAAGATGAAGTCATCTGACATAGAACTTAGCAGTATTTCAAAAAACTTTGAATTTGAAAAGTTGTCAAGAGATGTTGATGAGATTTCTGATGTTAAATATCTTCGTGAAATGTTAAAATGTTATTTGAAACTTTATTTCAAACAACAGGAAACTATTCAATCCATTGGTTTGATGGATTTTGGTTTTCCAAGAAAAGAAGGTGAAATTCGTGTCGGAGATGAGGTTATCTTTGTTGGCGGAACAAAGGAACAAAGAAACTGGGGAGGTTGTGACCCTGCACATCATTTAATTGAAAATGTAAAATATACCGTCACAAAAGTGGACGTTAAATCACAACACACTAGAATAGAGTTGAAAGGTCTTCAGGGATGTTTCAATTCAGTTTTATTTCGAGTAGATGATGAGTGACAATTATTGGAAAGAAAGATTCTTCTCACTGAAAAGGTGGGTAGAACAACAACCCAACATTTCAGAGGCAGCTGAAAAAGATTGGGAAGATTTTTGGTACAATAGTATTACAGTACCCACACTCGAAGAAGTGTGGGAAGAAATGGAAGAGATTGAACAATTGACACCTAAAATTAAAGGAGATACAAATGGCGTTGAGTGATAGTGTAAATGAAAGTTTGGATGATGCAACATCAAGTTTAAGAAATGCCCTTGCATTTGCTGCTCGTAGTGAAAAACCATTCATATGTAAAGAGATTGCAAGTCTCATTCATAAGATTGAAAGTGTGAAACAATCAGAGAAAGTTCTTGATATGTTGGAGACCCGTAAAAAAGGTGATAATGGTCTATTTGGTTCCTTCTTTGATGGAGATGAATAAATATCACAACAACCTGAAAACATCCTAAAGAAGGGGAAGTTTCCAGGTTTTCTGGTCTAAACTATTGGTGTTTCAACACATACTCCTATGACTCTTCAAAACAAAAATTCAAAACTAACTCAAAATGAACTTGATAGTATTGAAATTGCTGTAAAAGAGACAGGAATCAGGGCAATTCACCCTGAAAGAATGGAAGCATATGCAGAAAGCATGGTAGAACGACTCAAAAATACTCTCAAAGAAAATAAATAATAAGAAAACTTATAAACTATATGGAAAAAACTATCGAGGACCATATTGATAAGGATAAGAATATCCTTGATGATCCCACTATCTCACCTCAACAACGTCGTCACATTGAATCTGAACTTCATGACCTTGAAGAGTATCATGAGCACAATCCAGAAGACCATCATGATCCCACTCCACTAGAAATGTATTGTGATGCCAATCCTTCTGAACCAGAATGTTTGGTTTATGAAGACTGAACCAATTGAATAAGTGTCACAAAGAGGGTTGAAAGACCCTCTTTTTTATTGTATTATTGTTAGTAACCCCCAAAGTGTCCCAGTAGTGAAACCACCCAAGATTATGAAACTCAATACCCACCAGCAACACCCAGAGGATATGATCCTGACTGGTGATCTGTCCATCATTGATGAACTCTACAAAGAGAACTTCATCTCGGTAAAAATAGATGGAAGCCCGGCTGTGGTTTGGGGCACACATCCAGAAAATGGTGAGTTCTTTGTAGGGACTAAATCTGTCTTCAACAAAAAGAAAATCCGTATCTGTTACACCGAAGAAAATATTAGAGAGTATTACAATCACCAACCAGAAGTTGAGGAAATCCTTCTTGATTGTTTGAAGTATCTCCCTCGTACTGAAGGAGTTTATCAAGGAGATTATCTGGGGACAGGAGGATCTGATACATACAAACCTAATACCATTGAATATGTTTTTGATGAGATTGTAACTGAAAACATCATCATTGCTCCTCACACATATTACACTGGTGATTGTCCCCTCTATGAGATGGAAGCTCATTCACTAGAAGGTGAACTTTGTGAGACTAATGATTGTAAGTTCGTTCAACCTTTTGTTGACCGTGTAAACTGTAACATTACTGCTCCAGTTATTGACACTAACGACTATACATTCCTCACAGAGAAAGAGGCTTACCAGGCAAAGGTTGCCATCAATGCTCTTATCAGGTCTGGACAGAAACTTCATGAGGTAGACTTGATTGACATCCTTGGTTCACTCCGACTTGCTAATCTTTACCTACTGGTTGTTGAGATGAAGGAGGAACTTATGGAGGATATGATTGTCTACAACTGCCCTAAGTCTTACATTGGAGGACTAAAAGTCAATCAAGAAGGGTTTGTTATGTCCACAGAGTATGGTATGATTAAGCTTGTAAACAGGGACCAGTTCTCTTATGCAAACTTCACACAGGGTAGATTTCAATGACAGACGAACAACTTCAACAAATGGAACCAGTAGAACTTGAACGGTTCTTGGAAGAATGTGCCGAGAAGGCCAAAGAATACAAAGTCTCATTTGAATACTACATGGCGGAGTTCGCATGACTGAACAACAAAGGATTACAAGAGCACTATCACAAGTTGATGATCTAACTACTCTTCTTGAGAATAATGAATGGAAAAACTTTCTATATTCACATCTCATTCCACTCAAATATGAGTTACAGAGACAACAATGCCTCTTGACTAATCAGACCAATTCCACTAACATTGAAGAGTAATTAAACCAAACTGATGAAGACCCTTTTTATTGTTGATCATTTTGTTCCGTTTCCACAATCAGAATATGGTGGTGTTTGGAATGTTATTGCCGATGATGAAGATGAGTGTTTTGATATAATTACATCTGAAGACGACAGTAATTATTTTGAGTATTATAGTGTTTTGAGGGAAAATATTAGTAAGGCATATAAATATACTATTACATCCGAGGCAGAATCAGGAATTGTTACCTCATTCCTTACTTAAACTCATATGTCAAACTATTCAACAGAGTCTCTTTTAGTTGATCTTCAACGAACTATAAAACATCTTGAAGACAATATCAAAGAGAAAAACAAAGAGATTGAAAATCTTAAAGGCCTAATTTTCAAACTCCAAGACAACATTCAAAAAAGTGACTAACTAAATGATTGAACTTGAACTACCCAATGATTTTATTCATGATGCTCCAACAGGTTATTCATATTCAGTTAGTGAATTCAAACCCAATGTATTATCCATTTGGTTGAATCATCACGAAGAATATATCTACACAAAAGAACCTGTTAAAAGTATTTGGGGATTTGTGCGGTTCACAAAGAAGGGTCACAAATACTATTCACCAATCAACTCTAAAAAAGTTGGCAAAGAAATAGATATCAATGAAACACGCCCATTCTCTTCTATGAGACTCCACCTTAATCCTCTAGAGGCGGCATTTTTTTGATGGAAACCCGTAAAGATCGTATGGCTCACCCATATACTCCACAGGTTGATGATTATGTCATCTGGACGCGTCCTGGTGGGACGATTACCCAAGGATGGGTATACTTTGTTGACAGTGAATATATTACTATTGAGACAGGTGTAAAGGATAAACCTAATTGTGAATATACAAGACATGAGAAACATAAAAAGATTCATATTCTTGTATTATGTCATCCTTGTTTCTGGAATCAGTTACAGTATATCAAGAACAGAAGAGGTGATGACTAAGTGTAAAATCTATTGACATTATTGTTAGTAACCCCCAAAGTGTCCCTATAGTGTAACCAATCAATCATCATGACGACCCCAATCGTAACTCAGCTCTCAGAAATCCGTGACCAAGTTCGTAAACAGGATTTCAAATGGACTAACGACCAACGCGAACGTTATGCAACCCTTATCGATCAACGTCACGCACAAATTGCACAATGGCGTGAAGAAGGTCGTGTCTGGGTAGGCCCTTCTAACATTGGTAAAGAAAAACCACAGGAGCAAGAATCAGACGATTGATAAACTGTCCACTACCTCTTGACTTTCACCAAGTCAGGGGGTATTATTGTTAGTAACCTCTAAAGTGTTCCTTTAGTATAACCACCACTTTTGAAATGATTACTCTTCGCCCTCATCAACAACGTGGTTTGGACGCACTAGAGTCCAATGATCGTGGACAAATACTAATCCCAACAGGAGGAGGAAAAACGCTGATTGCAATCATGGATGCAAAGAGACAATTAGAGACTCAACCTTCCACCATTGTTGTTGTCTGTCCCAGGATTTTGCTTTCTGAGCAGTTGTGTTCAGAGTTTCTTGAGGTCATTGACACCAAGAATGTTCATGTGCTACATTGTCATAGTGGTGAAACTACTCACTTCAGTTCCACCAGGGCAAAAGATATTCACCTATTCACCAATGTAGCACGTAGTGAGGGTGAGAGTGTTCTAATCTTCACCACATATCACTCTCTACACCGTGTACAAGAGGCAGACATTGAAGTCAATACCATTTACTTCGATGAGGCACACAACAGTGTTCAACGCCACTTCTTCCCTCCTACAGAGTTCTTCTCTAACGAAGCAGATCGTTCATACTTCTTTACTGCAACCCGTAAGACTTCTATCACTATCAATAAGCCTGGTATGAATGACCGTGAGGTTTATGGTGACATTATTTGTCGTGTCTCTGCTCCTGAACTTGTTCAAGGTGGATACATTGCTCCACCTAAAATTCATGTGAAAGAGTTTGACATTCACAACAATACCAAACTCATCACTTGTGAAACTGATTGTGAACATCTCATCTCTACTATTGATGAGGTTCAGATGAAGAAACTTCTGGTCTGTGTGAAGACTACCAAACAACTGGTAAATGTCATCACTCATACTGATTTCACTACTCAGTTGTCTGACCGTGGTTATTCGTACCTTTATATTACCGCAAAAACTGGTGCAGTTGTTGATGGTAAGAAGGTCAATCGTGAGGAGTTCTTTAACGTCCTAAACTCTTGGGGTAAAGATCCCGATAAAAAGTTCGTTGTTCTTCATCGTTCTATTTTGTCAGAGGGTATCTCTGTCAACCGTCTAGATTGTGTTATCTTCCTTCGTAATATGGACACTATTGAATTAACTCAGTCGATTGGTCGTGTTCTTCGTACCTGTCCCGATAAGTCCTTTGGGTTATGCGTGGTGCCGATTTATAGTAAAGTTGGGATTTCTACACAACGTGCTCTTCAAAATGTTGTTGATACGGTATTTGAAAGAGGTGAGCTCCTTGACAGCGTAGTGCGTAAATAAGGTTCAGTCATACCAAGGGTTTTGGGGGTATCAAAAACCCCTTTTTCCATATCGAACCCGTTTATGACCTAACACACCTTCATTCGCACAGAATTATTGAAAAATCAGTTTATGAAACTAATTGAACACAGAAGTGATATCCTAGATTCCAAAGTTCGGGAACTAGGATTCATTGTAGGTAAAGATGATGAGTATGCAGCCATACCTTTGACAGGTAGTGAGACCAAGTTGGTTATCATTCATAAGGGTAATATTTTGAAGACTTGTCGTAACCGAAAGGCAGCACTTACCTTTATCAAAAAACATTCTAAAACTAAATAAGACATAGGATAAAGAAAGAAGATGAAGACCTTTCAACAATTTAACGAAGATGCACAGGTAGGCCCATCGTCTTTCGGTGGTGATAAGGGTTGGAGTAATACACAAATGAAAGGTTTTAGTAATAAAATTGATAGTGTAAGAAAGGCTCCTGTAAAATTGGTGAAGGATCTTTACAACGCCAAGAAAGAAGCAGAGGAAGAGAGAGAAAACGAACAAAGAAAGATTGACATCTATAACAAGAAGATGCAAGATAGTAAGAAAATTGCAAAACTTGAAAAACAAATTGACAATATAACGAAGAAAGACCAACAACAAACTACTGATAAGAAACCTACACCTACACAACAAACCAATGAAGTTTATGATCCTGAAATTCAATCAAGGTCACAGATTCGTAAGACTGGTGAAGGTGGAA